ATGAAACAGGTGAAATGTGAAATGAACGCTATTGTGGCTAATATTTTTCTTGAAGCAGTGCATGAGGAAGCTATTCCTGTCAATGTAAATACTGGAATGGAGTGGAAAGAACCAAATGGTGGAACAATGATTGACATGTTATTGGAATTTGAGGAATCTGATGAAACTACTATTAATAATGCCTTGAATAAGGCTGTTAATGATTCAATTGAATTATTTCAAACCGAATAAATAATATGGAAACAAAAGACTTAAAGAAGAAATTCAAAGATTTAACAGTGGCTAAGTTGACAATGGATGCAGTTTATTCTCGTCGTGCCATCGAAGAAATGGTAACTAAACAGTTTGGAAATTCTGTTTTACGTTATGAACATTACGGAAAAAAGGTCAATGTGGCAACGAGCTCCATTTATGGTAAGTTTGTTAAACAATTAAAACCCGGAACAAAGGTTGTTATGACTGGAGCTGAAATAGAATTGAAGCCTGAATATGCTAAAAAAGTTTGGAAGGTAACTACACTTCCACAATTCATGTGTGGAGAAATAGTTGTTTGGTTAGAAGGATTTAGTGGGGCTTACTCATGTGAAATGCTAAGGTTGCCGGAGCCTGATGAGGATTTACCTTTTTGATACAAGATAAAAGTAACTAATATGAAATTAACAAAGGAAGAAGATCAAGTAATCTGCAAGTTTTTAAAAAATGTAGCGGAAGAAGGTGGTAAAGAGCTGTTTAGATTAATGCAGTTTGTTCTTATGAAATTATCTGAAGAAGCCATCCAGATGAATGCTGGTGAAGTTGCTTTAAGTCAGATTCTAAATTACGAAGGTGAGAAATATAATACGCGTATGGCTATCCAGTATTCCAAGATGGGTGAAAAAACTTTAGAAGAACGTGCATACGAAATAGCTGACCGGATGCTCTTGTCAGGATCGGGAAACTGCGACCTCCGAGAAGAGATGAAGAAAGCTATATTAGCTGGGTATAATTTATATCATGAGGATTTCGATGATGAAGAATAATTCAAAACTGAATAGAATTGAGCCTTGGGCGGGCTTTGTAAAACCCATATATCATAATGAAAACATCAGATGAAAAATCGGCTGAATATTCAGCAAGGCTATGCAATCAGAGCGGTAACTATACCAAAGGAGAAATTGAAACAGCCTATGTTATAGGTGCTGCTGAAAGCCAAGAGTTGACCAGTGGCGAATCCGGAACATTTGGGCAAGCAATTGCATCTATGCAAAGAGGGAATCTCGTTACCCATCAAGGATGGAACGGTAAAGGTATGTTTATTTTCATGCGACCAGCCGATGAATTGCATGTTGGATTCGTGGCTAAAGAAATCAAATCCTTACCACAAAGAGTGAAAGACTATTATTACCGGGATTGCATTGATGAAAACGGTAATCCTATTGATTTAAAGAAAGATGATGTCGTTAAGTTTACCGCATACCTCTGTATGAAAGCAGCCGACGGGGCTATCGTAAACGGATGGTTAGCGTCTCAAAGTGATATGCTTGCTAATGACTGGATGATATTTGAGTTTTAATACATCGCCATACGGAGGACGTTCAACCACCGTATGGCTCAAACTATAAATAAGAAGTGGACAGCAGGGGAGTCGAACCCCATGTAGGACTATTGAATTTCAGATTAAGTAGAATCAGAAACATATTTTAAAGTTGACAACTGCCCAGTACACTACATGCCCACCTCTTTAAAATTTTTCTCAATGTATCCATGTTATTTAAGTTTTTTATGAAGTTAAACAAGCTAACAACCCCCAATGCAAACTGGAAAAAAGTAGGCAAAGGACAACTAAATAAATGAACTGATGCTAAACTTAAACTTACACCCAACCATTTTGCTGCAAAAATAATGAGAAAAAATAATATTCAATTAAAAAATAGAATAAAATACGGATATGACACAATTAACAGCAATGGAATTAGCAGGCAATTACCCTGACAACACACTTATTGCTTCAAGAGAAGCACCAAACGGCAAGTTCGCTGTTTTCTGCTATATGATGCGAGATGGAGAAATACACAAGCTCATGCTTAGTTCTCAACCTGTTTTCGATTCAGCGGAAGAAGCTGAAAACTATATGCACGAGATAGCCAAAGAAGTTAAGCAACTATATTCATAACGAAAAAGATATGAAGAAGATACTAACAATCACTCTTGACTCTGATAGAGGGTCGATAGTAACAGAATGGGGCGATGGTGTTACGGCAAACGATGTTATTGCCATGTGCGAATACGCAGAAGGTGAAGCTCAATACGAGCTTGATTTAGCTGATATTGATGATGAAGATTTAGAGTAAAACAATGAGGATATGATTTCAGAAAAAATGTATGGTAGACTTCAAACAATACATTCCGGATGATGATAGGTCGTGGATCATAGAATATTATGATAGAATAGGTGTACAGGAGCTTATTGATTATTATGATAAAGTGTTTGTATGCCTATTCGATATGGGTTCCGGAGACGAACTCAATATCGTGGAAATTGTTAGTCCGGATAATTATGATCTATTTATAAAGTGTGTGTCAACCTGTTTTAGAGAGTTGGCCAGCTATGGAATGTGCGGATATCATTTAGAGGGCAGTATCATCCTGAAAAGATGATTTTTTATCCTAATTCCCTAACTGATAAGTTCGCAGAAAAATAAACGACAATGATAGATGAAAAGTATATTGAGCAAGTATTAGACCGTGCGGATATCGTTGACGTTATCGGTGGTTACGTTGAATTGAAAAGGCGCGGTTCCAATTACGAGGCTTGTTGCCCTATACACCAAGAGAAAACCCCTTCTTTTAAAGTTAACCCGGTGCGGGGGATCTGGCATTGTTTCGGATGCCATAAAGGTGGTAATGTCATTAGTTTTATCATGGAGCATGAGACAATGAGTTACCCTGAAGCTATTTATTTTCTGGCTAAAAAGTACGGTATAGAGATTGAGGAAGAGCAACAGCCCTCTCCTGAACAGCAACAGGCACGGATGAAGCGTGAGTCCATGTTTATCATTAATGCCAAATGTGCAGAGTTCTTCGTACAGAATCTTCAGCGGAAAGACGCAGAAGGAGCTCGTAGCTATATAAAAGGACGCTGGGGCAAGGAGTATGCCGAAGAAATGCAAATTGGCTTTGCTCCTGATGATTGGAATACTTTATATAATTTTGCTGATAAAGCGGGATTATCCATTGATTTGATGATAGAGTTGAAATTGCTCAAGCAAAATGAGGTGAAAGGCAATATCTACGATTTCTACCGCAATCGCATAATGATCCCGATTCGTGACCGATATCGGCACATAATAGGCTTTACTGCACGGGATATCTCCGGAATAGAAGGTACTCCCAAATATCTAAATTCGGCAGAATCCGATATATACTCCAAAAGTAATTCTATATTCGGCATCGATGTTGCGATCAGGCAAGCTGCAAAGGAAGATCGGTTTTATTGTGTCGAGGGTGCACCTGATGTAATGCGCTTACAACGCATATTCGTGAACAATGCAATTGCTTCGTTAGGTTCTGCCTGGACAAAGGAACAGTTTGAACAGCTTAAAAAGTACGCAACTAAGCTGTGTTTTCTTCCGGACGCAGACCCGCCTAAAAGAGACGAACAATATGGTACAGGCATAGCTTCAGTTATGAAGAATGGTTTGTTGGCTATGCAATGCGGATTTGCTGTGTCAGTAAAGGAAATCCCACTTGGAGAAGGCAATAGTAAAAATGATCCGGATACTTACTGCACGGATAAACCCAAGTTTGATATTCTTGAAGAAGAAGACTTCATCACATGGTATGCGAGATATATCTTCAAGACAGCTGTGACCACTGAAGATAAAAGTACAGCCATCGGCACTATTTGCCGCATGGTGGCTATGTTGCGCGATGATATTAAGGAGTCAATGTACCTGGACAAACTACAAGAGTCCTATAAAAATAAAAACCTTTGGAAATCCGCAATCAATCAGGCTAAACAGCAGATAAAATCAAAGCAGGTACTTGATCAAGGCAAGAAGATTGACAGGGATTTATATAGCAGGTATGGCTTCTATGAGGAATATAACGCCTACTATGTAATCAGTACCAATGGTGGAAGCCCGGTGCAGTGGTCGAATTTCACCATGTTGCCGATGTTTCACATCAGAGATTCTTTGCTTCCCAAACGACTCTATAAAATCAAGAACCAAAATAACCAGGAAGAAATCATTGAAATGAAGCAAGAAGACCTTGTTTCACTTTCCAAATTCAAACAAAAGGTTGAAGGGCTTGGCAATTACATCTGGTTGGCGACAGAAAAGGAACTGACAAAACTTAAAATGTTCCTCTATGAACAGACTGAAACAGCTACCGAAATAACTCAATTGGGGTGGCAACAACGTAAAGGTTTCTTTGCCTTCGGCAATGGCGCCTTTGATACCGAGTGGCATTCGGTGGATGAATATGGTATTGTACGTTTGAAATCCGGTAATTATTATTTGCCGGGTAGTAGTATGATCTATCGTGATGATGTGAAGCTCTTCCAGTTTGAACGGAAGTTCATTCATACAAATTACAGTGCGGTTACAATGCGAGATTACTCTGAGAAGCTGATAAAGGTTTTCGGAGATAATGCTAAAGTGGGTATCTGTTTTCTGTTGGCCACACTATTTCGGGATATCATAGTGGGGCAAACAAAAAGTTTTCCTATTCTGAACCTTTTTGGTCCCAAAGGTTCGGGTAAGTCCGAATTGGGACATAGCTTAATGTCTTTCTTTATTATCAAGAATACACCGCCTAACATCCAGAATGCAACCATTGCCGCGATGGGCGACCTCGTTGCGCAATGTGCTAATGCCTTGGTGCATATTGACGAGTACAAAAATACGATTGATTTGGATAAGCGTGAGTTCCTGAAGGGGCTATGGGATGGAACCGGGCGTTCACGTATGAATATGGATCGGGATAAAAAAAGGGAGATTACTTCGGTTGATTGCGGTGTAATTTTGTCCGGACAGGAAATGACCACTATTGATATTGCACTCTTTTCTCGCTTGGTTTATCTTACTTTCACTAAAACTGAATTTTCCAATGAAGAAAAACGAGCATTCGACGAATGTAAAAGTGCACGGGATATGGGCTTGTCACATTTGACTTTGCAGTTACTTCGCCACCGGGGTAAGATGGAAACGGACTTTACTGCAAATTATCGGCAGTGTATGACTGATTTGAATGATTGTTTATCGAAAGAAAAGATAGAAGACCGTATTCAGCGGAACTGGGTAATACCTTTGGCGGCATTCCGTACGATGGAAGCAGTGATTGATGTTCCATTCTCTTATAAAGAAATGTTGGATATCACAGTGGAAGGGATTATTCGACAGAATCAGGAATGTAAAAGTAATAATGAGTTGGCCAACTTTTGGAACGTGGTATCTTATTTATTGCAAGATGGTGAGATATTTAATGAGGTGGATTATCGGATTGATTATATGAAGAAGTTCAAATCGAATGTGATAAAGAATGAAATGGAATTCATCCGGCCAAGACCGATTTTGATGATGCGTAAGAATCGCATTTTCATGCTTTATAAGAAGTTTGCCAAACAGGTAGGTGATACGGCACTTCCTCCGGAATCCCTAAAATTCTATCTTGAAAACTCAAAAGAGTATTTAGGAGTTAAGAACTCGGTACGCTTCAAAAATATACAGAATGGCGTGGAAGTGACTAAGCGTGTGGATATCGGAGATGGAAGGACAGAGTTCCGCAAGACCAGTACTCCTGAACAAGCCATGTGCTTTGATTACGAGATGATAATGAGTTCGTATAACATCAATTTGGAGATTGATACGGATACTGGGGATAACAATAGTGAGGATAGTGAGGACGTCAAGGGAGAACCGCTTTCACCAACTCAAAAGAAATTTAGTTTTTAAACGATATACTATGTATCATTGTCGAGGGTGTAGACGCTGTGAAGCGGATGCACCCTTTTTTATTGGCCTTTGTTTGTGCTGTTAAAGGCATTTTTGTTGGGACAAAAATAGCTTCTACACTTTCTACACTTTCTACAATGTTATAAATGAGATATTTAACTATTATAAGAACAGAATACAAGCTTCTACAAATTTCTACAAAACAAGGAAAATAAAGAAAGCTTCTACAAAACTTCTCTTTTTTCCTATTTGTAGAAGTCTTTTTCTACATTTTAATTTACTTATATTTGTGCTAATTGCCTTTAAAACAGTGTATTATTGGATTTGTAGAAATTGTAGAAGCTGTAAACGGGAAAATATACCCGTCCGGTAGAAGATAATAAATATATTACTATTTGAATATATATATTATATTTGTGTCAAAATAAAGACTTATGAGCAGCTTTGTTATCTATCTCAGATTAGAAAAATACCTTTCTCAGTGGCTTGTACACGCTCTTGGCAGTCCGGTTCGTTTTCCGGCACAGAGTAATGAGAATGCGGTGATCCGTCGTTTTCTTCAAAGATTGCCTTCCGGACAGAAGCCGGAACTGATGGTTGATGGACTGACGCCTATTGTTATTCCGGATTCAAAGGCTAAAGACCCGGCAGTATATAATTATCTTGGCCCGCGAGCAAAAGAAGCCGTTATTGAAGCTGTTGAAGACTTATTCCGGCGTAATATGTGGGCGGAACTCGGAGAGATGTCGGTTGATCAATCTATTGGAGTTAATAAGATGGTTGCTGCATGGTGTGAAATGCATGGCATTGATGATGACTTCGTGGAAACTGTACGTCAGAAATATTATCGTATGCGTAATGCCTATACTAAGAAAGGTTTGTTTTTAAATTCTTTAACAAGAAAAAGAGAGGACAAGGATGCCTGTTTTGAACAACACCGAACAACACCGAACAATTATGAGCAATTGCCTTAAATTTATCAATCAGGTAGAGTTGATTGAAGTTGCTAATTTATCATCTTCAATTTTTATACCGGGAGTCGGAGTTTACCTTTCTCCGGCACTAACTTTCCGGAAATTGGAAACTGTTGGTCTTTCCTCTTTGGAAATTTTAGATCGGGTAGAGAATAAAAACCGTATTTACTCCCATACATTGACGTGCTATCTGCCGGATCGTTTTAATGTGGCCAATCGAAAATTGTGTTTCCTCCTTACCGCCATCTCCGGAGAAAGATATCTGATCGGTACGGATTCCCGACCTTATCCGGTCGTGACTTTCACGGACTCAAGACCGGAAAGTATTGCATCACAATGTGCGGTTACAATGCTCGTAACCTATTCTAATACCTGTTTTTACACGGTTTTGGATGTGTAAAGGTCTTTTTATTATATAGGGTATGGGCGTAATATTGCAATAAAATGTTTGCAATATGACGTATAATATCAACATTGATGACTACATCGGACGCTGGGGGTACTCCAAACAGTATATTCGTAACCAACTGGCTGGCTTGAAAGGTAAGCCTGTTAATGTCCGTATCAGTTCGCTCGGTGGGGCGGTGGATGACGGACTGGATATCCGCCAGCAGTTTATTGATCATGGCGACGTGACGGCTTATTTATATGGACTGGTTGCGAGTTCTGCTACCATAGCGGCACAAGGAGCAAAGAAAGTTTGCATCTCTAAGTTCGCCATGTTTTTGGTTCACAAAGTAAGTAATTGGGTGGATGCATGGGGGCAATACAATGCTGACCAGATTCAGGAACTTATAGACCAGCTCAAGGAAAATAAGCTTGAGAACGATAAGTTTGACATTGTGCTGGCCAATATGTACGCCAATCGCTGTAAAAAGAAGGTGGATGAAATCCTTGATGTACTGAAAGAAGGCCGTTGGCTTACCGCACAAGAAGCGTTGGACTATGGCTTTGTAGATGAAATAATAGAGGACAACGAAAAGATTGACTTTGTTGATGCCGCTGAAAAACTGAATGTTTTAGGACTGCCTGCACTTCCAGATCAGCAGGTTAAATCAAATATTACCGAAGGTTTACTGCAAAAGGTGATTTCTAAAATGGATGGCTTTATTTCCTCTTTTGGCAAAAAGGAGGAAGACACTCCATCTGAAACTATTAATAACGTAACAACGATGAAGAAAGACTATTTGAAAGTCAACGCCATCCTGAATGTTGAAGGCTTGGAGTTTGACAAAGATGGTAAGTGTAATCTTACCGAAGATCAGGTTAAAGCCGTCAACGATAAAGTGAATACGCTGGAACAGGACATTACCGATAAGCAAACCCTTATCGACCAGAAAGAAGAGCAGATTAATAATCTGAAGAATGATGATGGTGATGAAACACGCCACATTGAAAGTGAAGAAAAAAATGGTAAGTCTGATGTAACAGCACAATCTATGTATAACGATGTAAAGGATTTTATTTAATGGCACAAGTTGGAGTTAATATTGCAAGCGAGGATCTTCAGAAGACCGCTCGTAAATATCGAAAAGAATTGTTGCAGATGCCTGTGATTGCATTGTCCCGTTCATTGCAGCACATGAGTCTGCGTCCGGGTATTCGCTATTCTGAAACAGTTGGTGAATTGTCCGGTGATATGCAGTTTGGACCCTATTCTGAAACACGTGAGGATAATAGTGAAGTAGTAATCAATCCGAGAACGTTATATACGTTCTTCGGTTCGGTTGTGCGTAACTTTTCCCCGAATAAAATCTATCAGTCTATGTGGGGTTCTGACATCACTAGGGGGGAAGCTTTGAAGTCCACTGAGATTACTCGTAAAGTGCTGGCTTTTCTCAGCGCTCAATTGGGTAAGAACCTGAATAACGTACTTTGGTCGGCTGTTCGTAAGGATGATGGTGAATTGTCCAAAGACTTATTTAATGGTTTTGATACGATTACCAAAAAAGAGTTGGATAGCGCTAAGCTTTCGGCTGCATTGGGCAATTATCTCGTTATCGAAGCTATTGATAAGAATAATGCTGTTGACGTATTAAAAACAATCTGTCAGACTGCTGATGATATGTTGACTGAAGAAGAATCGGTGAAACTGTTTGTGCCTAAGCATGTATTCTTTGACTACTGCGAAGATTATAAATCGTCTACTGGTTCTATTCCTTATAATAAGGAGTACAATCAATATTTCGTAGAAGGGTTTGATAATGTGAGTATCGTTCCTCTTGCCAATAAGAAAAAAAGTCCGTTCATTCACATGACGGTAAAGAAGAATATGTTGGTGGGAGTCAACCAGACCGGAGAGGAAGAGAATATTGAAGTGGCACGCTTCAAAGCTTTTGTCCTCCAATTTATTGCTACGATGTTCTTTGGCGTTGAATTTGAGTCCATCTCTAAAGAACGGTTGTTGGTTGCAAGTATTGATGGTGTAACTGCAATTTAGAAAGGAGAAAATATGGCTGATGTTAAACCAGTAGGATGTGGTTCAATAGACTTATATGAGTCTTTGGACTTTTGTGACGGTAAGACCGTGTTGCCGGGTATTCGCCCGAAAGTCTTCTTTCAGAAGAAATCTAATATTGTGACTTGGCCGAAGCTTCCGGATTTGGAAGCGGCTAAGTCGATGGCTGCACTGGCGACATACGAAGAAAACTTTGTACTTGCCGCCGATAAGAAATGGTTGACGCTGAAATCATTGTCAACAAAGTCTAATGTGACCTCTGAGCCGCAAGGTGAGAAGCCAAGCCGCACAACGTTGAATAAATGTACATTGAAACATTCCGGTACTGAAGAGGATGCCTCAGGGTTCTGCCGTCAGGCTACTGCGGATGACCTTGTATATCTTGTACAGCAACGGAACGGTAAATTCCGTGTCATTGGTTGTGAAGAGTTTGAGACGGATACAAAGCCGACTCAGGCACTTGGTGAAGGTGTGACCGGAGAAGCTGGTACAACTATTGAGATTGAGGCAACCGACCTTTGTCCGGCTCCGTTCTATCCGGGTAAGATTGAGACGGAGGATGGTGATATCTCTGGTGCGGACGGTTCGGCGTGGGCTGATCCATCGGCATAATACAATAATTTATTTTGGGTTAGTTGGTTTGGTGGTGGCGTGGCTGGTCTGTGCCATCACCTTTTTTTAAAGTTAAAGTTATGGATGAAAAATTGACAGCAAAAATACAGGCTTATTTGGATGCAGCGCCTGAAGATAAAAATGTGATTGAGGGTGCAACTATGCTCCTGTCTTTGAATCGCAACCGCATCTTTTTTCAAAATGTAGTGCGTAAACCGGAAAAGTTTGCGGATAAGGTCGAATATGAATTGAAAAAACATCTTGCCATACGACTTGACCGTAAAACTATTGCGGATGTGGCAACTATGAATAAAGTGGTAATTCCGGCAGCACAAGCAACGATTGCCGAAGGTGCTCCGGTGATTTCCATTGATAATGATCTGCCGACTGAAGGAACTGTTGTGCGTGGAAAGCGTGCGGATCATGAACTGCTTCCGGATGAGATTAAGGCTTTATGGGATGAGTGTACTCCGCTTTGGTTCAAGATAAAGGAACTGTTTGAATTACTGAAAACAATGGAGAGTTCTCCGGCCTGTGACCGCTTTGAATACTTACAGCAGTTGGATGAGTGTGACAAAAAGTATCGTGCCAATATGCAGGTTTATGATGCTTTTGTTGTTGGTTCTTCTGATGCTGATACGGATAATGGCAAGAAAGCGGAAGATAATCCGGCTGATATTGCTAAAAAGGTCAATGCTGCACGGAAGTATCTTTCTGACAATAAAAAGAAGCTGGCTGATCTGAAAACCACGGATGAGAAAAAGTATTCAGTGTTACTGATGAAAGTACAGGAGCGTTATGAATATCTTGTCAGTAGCGGTAATACGGTTGAAGCTGAACAAGTGGCAGAGTTGGTTAATTTAGGGTTGATAGTTAAATGAAATTAGTCAATCAAATAATAAAGCCATTATCCGGTACGCCATTACAGGCGTACTTGGATAATCGCATACAATTATTTGATATCATAGAGAAAATCCTTTTGGAGACTGGCCCGGCTGAGATTTACATTTCTACCTTTTCCACTTCCGAAGAATTCCTTCGGAGAATTTTTCGTCTCCGGAGACGGGGTTTACTAACGAAAGCAACCATGTTAACCGATCTGAAAGCATCCCGCAAGACTGTTCACCTGTACACATTCATATCGAATGTGTTTGATGATGTGTTCTTGGCTGAGAATCATTCAAAGGTTATTCTTATCCGGAACTCAAAGTGGATGGTATCCATTTGTACTTCTCAGAATCAAACACGGGGAAATAGGACTGAAAGCGGGATGATAACTACTGACCCTCGTATTTATATCGACCTGCAAGCGCAGTTCTCCACTATCATTAATTCAAAAGCAATTCATTTGGATGGGTTATTCAACGGAACAGATAGAGAAGGTTAAGGAACTGGCGGCATGCTTGACTCCGGTTTCTGACATGGCGATTCTGCTCGACATGGATGTTGACGCGCTGCGCCTTGAAATTCGCAACCGTAATACTCCGGTATCCCGTGCCTATCATTATGCGAAAGCTGATACTGCACTCAGGCTACGCAAACAAGAAATCGAATTGGCAAACGTAGGAAGCCCGTTGGCGGTGCAGCTTACGAATAGCTATTTGTTGAATATGGACTCTGATGAAGATTTATAATGCCTGTACCTGCCACCATAGAAGTATGTGAGAAGTATCTGTTTGCCGATATCAACAAGATGACGGCGGACGGCATTCCGGAACTGATCCAGCAACGCCTGATACGTCTTCGGGATATGTATAATTTCTGGCTGCAATTTCCACGTAAGAAAGACCTTGAGATAGTCAGCGAGCTGGAACGTCGCTATAATGTAAGCAAATCTACTGCTTACGAAGATATCCGGATAATAAAACGTTTGCTTGGTGATCTTGCCAAGACTACGAAGGACTACCATCGGTATAAATTCTGCCAGATGATAGATGAGACTTTTGAGATGGCCAGACGAACAAAGGATTCCAGGGCAATGGGGGCAGCCGCCAATTATTACGGAAAATATACTCAACTGGATAAAGAAGATATCCTTGACAAAGGCTATGATAAGATTGTTGTCCAGCCGTTTGAACCTACCGATGATCCGACGGTTCTTGGTATCAAGCCTATTCCTAATGTCAGAGAAAAAATAAAGACCAAGATACAGCAGTATTGGTCTGATGACATTGAAGATGTGTCATTTGAAGAGGTGGAATTTAACGAGGAAGACATTTTCAAAATAAAACCGCAAGGCAATGAAACAGTACTTTAATGACCCGCAACAGGAAGTGATGTACACTTCGGCCAAAGATACGGTCGTCGTCGGTGGTCGTGGTATTGGCAAAGGTCTGATTCATGCTGCATGGAATCTCCGGAACATGCAGCGTATGCCCGGCAGTATAACGGGCTTTGTCGGTGCTAATTGCAAACGTGTCCTTACGAATACGCTTCCTTCCATGCTTATCCATTGGGAGAATTGGGGGTTCAAACGCGATCTTCATTGGACTGTCGGACGTAAACCGCCCAAGACATGGGGATGGGGAGAACCATTGTTTGAACCGGAGAACTGGGAGAATATTCTTTCTCTCTATAATGGTAGTATTGGCTACATCATATCACAAGATAGAAGTGGAACTTCCAACTCACATTCTTATGACGCTTTGGATATCGACGAAGCTAAATTTATAGATTTTGAGCAGCTGAAGGATGAAACCCTCCCCGCTAACCGTGGTAATAAGCAGTACTTTGGACAGCACTTCTATCATCATGGTATGTTTATATCTTCAGATATGCCGGTTACAAAGAAAGGGTCATGGTTCCTTGATTATGAAAAGAAGTGTGACCCGGAATTAATTGAGGTGATCCAGGCAACAATCTTTGAGATTTGGAAGACTAAGCAAAAAGTCAAAGATATGTTAGGGGCTGGAAAAGTCGTACCTGCTTATTTACGCTCCTATCTACGTACTTTATCGCGTGATCTTTGCCGGATGCGTTCGGTAGCCGTCATGTACAAGGAATACTCAAGCATTTGGAATATGCAGGTATTGGGCGAGAAGTGGGTGAATGATATGAAGCGTGACTTGCCACCGCTGACCTTCCTGACCTCTATCCTCTGTAAGCGCATAGGCATCACCCGTGATGGCTTCTACTCATCCATGCGGACGCATCATAAGTATAGCTGTACCAACTTCTCATATCTGGATAGCCTTGAGTACAAGTTCGACAAGTTGAAAGAACCTACATCGCTGGCTGATGCTGATGTGGACGCAGGTATGCCTATCTGTATTGCATTTGATTATAATGCGAACATCAACTGGCTGGTAGCCGGACAGCCGCAGGATAACAAACTGAAGGTGCTGAAGTCTTTCTTTGTGAAGTATGAACGTAAGCTTCCGGAATTGATTGAGGACTTCTGCAAGTACTACCGCCATCATAAGCGCAGGAAAGTGATATTCTATTATGATAGCACGGCATTGGGAAGTAATTACGCTGTGAATGATCAGGACTTCCGATGGGTGATTTCTCATGAGTTCAAGAAGCGTGGATGGGAAGTTCAGGAGGTGTATATCGGTAAGCCTATGAACCACATAGAGAAGTATCTATTGATCAATCGGATGTTTGCCGGACAAGCAACGCTAATCCCGATGTTCAACGAGCAGAACAATGAAGACCTGTTAATCTCTGTACAAACGGCAGGTGTGTATAATGGTGGTAAGGATAAGCGTGGCGAGAAGCTGGCTGAGTCAGAAGATGATAAGCTGGAGGGAAGAACGGATGGTTCTGATGCCTTTGATACTCTCTGTATAGGCTGTGAGAAATTCCCGAAGGTGCATTTCAATTTGTTTGTAACCTCTTCGATGTAGGTTAACTGTCAGTGTTGATGCTCATTAACGTGTGTTCACTTTTTAAAGTGGATGTACGTTTTTTTTTATGCGCGTTTGGCATGTACCGAGGGTGCGAGTAAAGAATTATTACATATTCCGAAGAGGAGGAAGGAGGTAATGAGATTTTTTGCGTAGGGCGGTGGGGGGTAGCCTTCGGCAGTTCCGCACAAAGTGCGGGGCTGCGCTGTGTTAGTACGTTGTTTATGAGGGAGTTGTTTGTTTGAGTGCTGGAAACCTGCAATTTTTCACTGTATTTTATAGGCTTTTTTAAAGGTAATTTTCTGTATTTCAGTATTTTGCGTTAAGTATAATTAACGTTTAAGTGGTATTGGGAAGCCTTTTGACCTTGTTTGATGCCTTGGTAGCTCTTTTCTTTTTTCTCGAATGATTTTTCCTAAAAACTTTTTTTTCATGGGATATAGGTCGTATTTCCCATATTATTGTCTGATTTTTATCTTTTATATTGGTATATTGTTGTGTGTTAGGTGATTATGTATTGTTTTGTGTTGAAAAAATCACTATCTTTGTTATGTAATCAAAAGGGGATAGGGTTGCACCCCGAACCCCGCAAATGTTTAATTTTTAACGTATAACATCATGAAAAGTAATGTAATCAGCGCAAAAGGCGCAGAGGCGAAAGCCGCAGTGTTAGGTAATGCAGTAACTAACAGCAAACAAGAGGAGGCAGCACCTTTGCTTCTGTTGCCCCCAGTTCCCGAAGAAAAGAAAGAAAAAAAGCCCGCCAAAGTGGTGACACCTGTTGTTGGTGAGAAAAAGGAAACAGCGACAGCCGCCCCCAAACGGTTGAGTATTGATGAACTGACGGACAAGGCAGACCGGGTTTATTTGCTTCGGCAAAAGTACCAAGAAGTAAGAGAGAAACGCAAACAGCTTGAAAGTTTCACTATTTCGCACGACAAGAATAACGCCCAATTAACTCTTGTGGATGCTAAGGGGCTTTCTATTTCAACATCTAATCCGGTGGCTATTGGAAAGTTGTTAGCTGATTGGATGCTGGACTTAAACAACCATTTATCAAAGACTGAGAAAGAGATTCGGGTAGAACTTGAACAGCTTGGAGATAATTAAACAAAATCCCCCTACACCGTTGCACCGTTGTAGGGGGAAACAAAATCAAACCGAAGTTTAATTTTTAACGTACTGCAAAGATGGAAAATATTTTTGAGACTGCAAAGTCTATACAGGAAAAACGAGCTATTTTGAAAGGTCTATCACAACCGCTTCAGCAGCTTGTTAAAGTGGGGGCAATTCCTTCTGTGAATGATGGATTAAAGGGAATTTATGCCCAATCGGGGCACATGGATTTGAAAACAATACAGCAATGGAATAAGGACGGGAAACGAGTAGTAAAAGGCTCGCACGCCTTATGCCTGTGGGGAGCGCCCAAGCAGATAAACAAGGAACAACAGGAAGAAACAACGGACGGAGAAAATGACCCCGCAGACTTTTACCCGATTTGTTTCGTGTTTTCAAATTTGCAGGTATATGAAAAGCAATCCTAATGATTTGAAACCATTCGGGAAATACTTGGAGGGTATTTCCCGACCACACGGGCGGGCAAAGGTTTTTGATGATTTCTTGCAAATTATTGTGTGCTGTCTGTCTATGGGACGTAAAGAGGAACTTTATTTTAAAACTATAAAGCCTTATAGTAGGGAGGAACTTGAATTGTTTTCACAGGCTTTTGCGTCCCTTATTGTGCAGATGGATAGAAAACCACTTGAAGACCCTTTCGGAGATTATTTTGAGGAGTTTTTAAGTAATAGTAGTAACGGGCAATTCTTTACCCCATCGCCTGTGGCTGAACTCATGGCGCAACTTACTACAGTTCGCCAAGTAGGTGAGAAAAGGAAAGATGGAGATGCACGGGTATGTGATCCATGTTGTGGAAGTGGACGGTTGTTGTTGGCTGCTGCGCAACAGGACAGGAAACAGTTTTTTGTTGGAACAGACATTTCATATACCTGTTGTTTGATGACTATTATAAATCTTTGCCTTAATTCTCTGAATGGTGAAGTGATACACATGAATACTTTATCAGATAGGTGTTGGCATCGGTGGTGCATTATTGTAGATAGTGTAACAAAGATACCGACAGTTTACGAAGTGGAAGAAGAGAAGATAAACCAGCCGCCAACCTGTGCGGATGAATTGAAGCCTATGCCAGTAATGGGGCTTGTACAGCCCGTTAAAAACATAACACCTGTTAATTTTATCCGTTTCAGCCCTAAAAAATAAAAGAATACATGAGGTAAGGGCAAGACGAGAAAAGCCGACAGTAGCCAGCAAAAGCACTCTACGAGCCTTTAAATAGGGGTGGAATGCTTTTGCGGACGCCCCCTACGCTACGCTTCGGGGGGAAAGCGGAACCGCCTCTTGCCTATAGCCCAGGGGGGCGGGGCTTTTAACGCCTGAATCGGCGATTGTTTGACGCAATAGAATTGCGATTTGTTAAAAGGTAGTAAAAGTTCTACTGTTTATTTGTTTATGGTAGAACTTTTACTACCTTTGTAGTGTTCTAAAAAAAAAGAAATGGTTAAATCATCCGAATTTCATCGGCAGATACCAAAGAAAGGTAAAAAAAGGGGTTGGAAATGGACGGGAGTTTCAGAAGGCAGCCACCGGATTTACGAAGATGTAAATGGTATCAGATACCCGGTTCCCTATCACGGTGCTAAAGAAATGGGCGAAGGGTTAAGAAAAAAGATTATCAGGGATATGGAGCTTGAATAAAGCTCCCCCTTTCCCTACTATGATATTGTGATTTTGCTAATTAAAGTTTTGCTAAATATGGGAAAGATTAAGGTTACTCTTGAAAAAGGTACTGATTTATTTGGTGCATGGGCTGAAAATGTCCCAGGAATTTACGGTGAAGGGAATACCGTGCAAGAGGCTAAGGATAGTATATTGGAAGCCATTGAATTATACAAAAAGTATAATGATAAAATTCCTGTGGAATTACAGGGAGATATGGATATAGAATGGGTTTTTGATGTACAATCCTTCTTGCAGTACTATAGCGGTATTTTCACTAAAGCCGCTTTGGAAAGAATCACGGGTATTAATCAAAAGCAGTTGGGGCACTATGCTTCAGGAATAAAAAAACCCCGTCGAGCACAGGTGGAAAAGATTGAAAAAGCACTACGTGGATTTATTCAGGATATGGGGTTGGTACATTTAATATAAAAAATATTTCAATTCATTTGTGTAAATTGTTTGCTTAGGCTTCCACAATTGGAAGCCTTTTTTATACCTTTGTGGGAAATTCTTAAAATGTAAAACTATGGAGAACTATTTATCTTATCTCGTTGCAGTACATATTTTAGGCTCTTTTGCCCTTGCTTATGCTGCTTTACAAAGAACTGTAAGTTTTTGGCTGGCCTTTTTGATATCATTGGTATTGACTCCGGTTGTAGGTTTTCTTTTCGTACTATGTTATCCGACTTATGCAGAAGAAGACACAAAAAAGTATCTGAAAAAGCTATTGGAAAATAAAGTAGAAGAATGAATTTATTCCACTAATAATGAATATTAATAACTAAATTTTTAATATATGGAAAATACTTTTAGGGTGGAATTTTACCCAACAGACAAGGATATCGAAGATGTATGGAAAGATGCTCTTATTGTATTTGATACTTGTTCTATATTAAATCTTTATAGATATTCTGAAAGTACAAGAAAGCAATATTTGTCTGTGATGAAACAAGTAAAAGATCGTTTATGGCTTCCGTATCAGGTTGGTCAAGAGTTTTTTAAAAATAGACTTACTACGATAATTTCTATAGGCTTATCTTATGATGAAATAAAACGTAAACTTGATGATCAATTTAATGAAGTGAAAAAGTCTATAAATGATAAATTTAAATTTCACGAGGATGATATAAAATCTTTAATAGATGAAATTGAAAAAGGCTTTGAAAAAATAAAAGATGCTGTTGATGAGAGTAAAAAGAGTAGAATACCTTTTACTACCAAAGATGATCCTGTGTTGGATGAAATAAAGAATATCTATAAAAATAAAGTTGGCGGAAATTATACTCTAGCAGAAATAGATAAAATCAGTAAAGAAGGAGAAGAAAGATACAAAAATGAAATTCCACCGGGCTATTGCGACAGAAATAAAGATGATGTGAAGAAGAATAAGTTTGGAGACTTGATCCTTTGGAAACAAATAATGGATAAATCATTGAATGATAAGAAAAACGTAATTTTTATAACAGATGATGCGAAGGAGGACTGGTGGTTAAAGGTACACGGTAGAACTATTTCCCCAAGAAAAGAGTTATACTCAGAATTTTTGAGTGAAACAAGTCAGAGGGTTTTGATATATAGGCCAGATGCTTTCATGAAACATGCGAAAGATAAATTTAAATCACGTTTGGATGATAGTACTATTAATGAGATTATAAATATGAGCACTATTCATATAAATAGACCATATTTATCGAATTATGAAAAACTTTTGAATAAATATAAGATTTCACCAAATTTTCGAGATCCTGAATTTACGGACACCTATATAATGACGTTATTAGAATCTATAAAAGAGGATGAGGATGATGAACTTGTAAAACATTATTTGACTGATTATACTCGTTTGGATAATAAGAATGAGAAAAAAAAACTAGAAAAAAGAATACATGATTTGATAATTATGAAAGAAATGACTGATAGATTAAACTCTATTAAAATCAATCTTAAAAAAAACATTCAAGAAAATTCTGAAATAGATGATTCTGAATTAAAAAATCCTGAATCAGGAGATTCTGTAGATGATGATTGTACAGATGATGATTCAAAGAAAGATTAGTAGCTTAATTTTTTATTTTCGACTGTTGTCTTCAATTAGCAGCGCAAATAACATTATCAATTCATTAAAAACATCTAAGACAAATGAAAGGCTTTACGGGTTGAAACCTTTTTTATTGTTATAATCAACAGACTAAACATATGAAAGAAGATTATAAGTTCTTACTCATATTGGGTAATGGTTTTGATCTTGATTTAGGGTTAAAAACCAAGTACACAGATTTTATGAAAAGTGCCTATTTTCAAAGTTATATAGATTATAATGGAAATAGGGAAGGGATAGGTCTTTCTTTTTCAAGAGAAATAAATTTGTTTGAATATTTGTCTAAACAGTGTGAATTATGTAATTGGATTGATATTGAGAAAGAATTAGCAGATCTTGCTTCAAGCAAGGATGCTAGTGGTTATGGTGATGAATCTCTTAATGAAGCTTCTGAATTAGAGGAAAGAACATTTAAATTACTCCATACTGCCTTATGTGATTATTTGAATGCAATAGATTATAGTTGTATAAGAAAAGACTCAAAGGCTCTTGATGTATTTAAGATTATAGCGAAATATTCTTCTGTGGAAATACTCTCTTATAATTATACGAATTTATATAAATTAGAATCATACGTTGGTGTTATTAATAGTAAAATAGACTATATTCATGGACATATTAATGATAGGTCAATAATTTTGGGAATTCAGGATGAAATTGATATAGATGATAGTTATTGTTTCATGATAAAATCTTTTAGTCCTCATTACAAGTCTCATAATGTAAGGGCTAAATTGTTAAATGCGGATGAGATAATTTTCTTTGGGCATTCTTTAGGTAGTACTGATTATCATTACTTTCAAGATTTATTTAAGCGACAAGCTAATGCGGAAACTGCGAATCCTAATTTGATTCTTAGAATATTTACCTTTGATGAAAGTGCCCGTCGTGATATATTAATCCAATTACGTAGGATGAATAATAATCGTACAGATATGCTTTATGATTTATGTGACTTTGGAGTTTATCGTGCAGGAGTGTCTGATGATAATGATAAAATATACACTTATTTGGAACAATTAGAAATGCGATTGGAAAACTATTATGGAATAAAATATACACTATAAATATGGAATATATTTACGATAGATATTTTGCACTTTCAAATATTATCCTCATATTTGCAGTGCGAAACAATCAGTGATGATTAATCACCAAGAGCGATGAGAGACGCTCAACGTACAACGTGGGCTTTTTTTATGTCCATGTCTTAATATTTCGGCTGCCTTTCCCCTGTAATTTTGCTCTTGGAGTAATCTTACTGATTGTTTCGCGACACGGGAAATGGCAGCCGTTTTTCTGCCTTAACGCGAAACAATCAGTAAGTATGGGAAACCAGAGAAACCGCGCAAACAGACGCAATGTATCTGTTGAAAAAGTCCAGAAGGCTTTATTGGAGCTTTGCTCAGACCTCGCTTCAGGAAAAGAAAGTATTCCTGTTAGACGTACAGACAATGCCATCATCATTTATGCTGGTGATGGTTGCCATGTCAACATCACTTTTGAGAAAGGAGGTAAGATATGATGTTCTTTGTACAACATTTGCAAATCTATGCTCCCAAAAATCGTGCATGGAAGAAAGTGTGTGATTACGTCGCTAAGTATGAAAATGTGCTGGTAAGGGATGAACTGGCACTGGACGCACTCAAAGAGGAAATCCGCCTCATGGTGGAAAAGACTAATATGGAACATCCGAAACTGAAATCGATTCGCTATAGTGCCGGGAATTGTGGAAATAAACTTTCCCGCATTGACGCTTCTGTTGATAAAATGGGATGTCCGGATATGGTTTTCATCATGGATATATGCCGGGTTCGCTCGACTTATCAGTTTAGTGAAAAAGGAGAGAAAGGAGTGATAGAATGAGCAAACCTATATTCAAAGTAGAAAAGACTTCTTATTTCGAGGATGATAGGAACGTGTTAGAGGATTATACTGTGTATAGCCATGATAAAATAGTTCTTTTTGATGCCTACCGTGAAGATATTGAAGAGTTGGTGAGATTGTTAACATTGGCTCTGAATGATAGAAAGGAGGTAAGGAATGAACGATAATTCAGAAAAGAGAATTGATCCGGAAGAAATTATTCTCATTGAGTACCTGCAAACGTATCTTCCGGCAGAGAAGAAGGATGAAGATAAGATACTGAAGACAAGTCAGGATATCGCGGATGATCTGTCGGAAATGGTGGAGTTGACATTGAATCAGATCACAACTATCATGCTGGATATCGGATATCACAGCATGGTTGACAAAGATGGTCGTCCCAAGTGGATGATGATGAATAAAGACTAAGATATAACATTTTCTACATTTTTGGGAGGCATGCCGCTGTGAAGCGTTGTGCCTCTGTCTTTTTATGTGTTTCTGTGCGGAAATACCTTTGGGAAAAAATCAAAAAACTATGATTACAATTCTCAAAGACGTAGCGGATTATATGTTTTCATCCGCTTTGGATAAAATCGTTTTCTTGACGGATCAGGCAGAAGTAGACTTCATTCTAACGGATGGAGAACAGAGAATGTTGGATGAAAAATATGTTCCGGATGCTGACGGAAAGATAACTATTTTAGACCTACAGGATTTGATAGAGCCTTATTTGGCTTCTAAACTGATAGGAGGTTTTTTCTATATAATCGGTGTGAATGGGCAAACTAAGGTTACACGTGGTTTCACCGTGCAATATTGTGCTGCGGAGTCGTCGCTGAATGCTTTGGACTTTATGAACGGTCACTTCCTGACAGCAATGACAGGAGGGGAGAAAATCACTGCAATGGGACGCAAAGAATTCTTGCATCTGGTTGTATCTGAGAATACGGTTGTGAAGGTTACTTGTGATTATCATACGGCGGATAATAAGCTGGTATCCAGAGAATTCATTTTAGACACTTTTTCAACCATTCATTCAGTATATACGATTGATGTTTCTCCGGACGCTTTTACCAGCGATCTGGGGACTTTGGTCCGCTATACGGTTAAGGCTGGAAGTCGTGTGCAATATTATCAGATAGATTTAGAGTGTCCGGATGCAGCACCCTGCTTACTTTTCACTAATTCATTTGGTTGCCAGGAAACATTTTATTGTACCGGAACTCATACTTTGGAACCGGAGTATGAGCGTTCGTCAGCGATGATTGATGGCATGTTTCGCCATTATCATATTGAAGAGAACCGCGTATTCAAAGCCAATACAGGCATTCTGAATACTGCAATGTCCGTCTGGGCGGATGATCTCTTTCGCAGTAAAGAGATTTACTTGCTGGAAGGGAATCGGCCCGGCAAGGAAATAACAATTACTGATTCGGAGTCAACACGGACGAATGATTATGAAAGTCTGCCTGCCTATACTTTCTCGTACAGATATGCGCAGCGAAATCAAAACATTTTGCAGCTATCCCGTGCCGGACGTGTATTCGACAATACGTTTGATAATACTTTTGGATGATGGTTATACATAAAAGTGATGCGCTGCGCCTGCTGGAGTCCGGACAGCCCTGCAATCTCCGTGTATGGAAGCTTTCTACCGGAGATATTATTGAATACAAGGGGATTCGTTGTGTCGGTTCCCACTGGAGAGGTGGTACACATCGAATTCTGCTGCCTAACTCTATGCTAATAAGAGAGTTTCGGGATATAACAATGTTTGAAATCAATGGAATGACAGTTTACTTATGAAAAAGGAAGAGAAAAAGGAAATCCGGCAAAGTGAGTCGCACTATATGCCCAGCGAAGTTTTTTCGATTGGCCAGTCGAATATCATGGCGTCGATGGAGACGGTAGAAGACAGTGCCGATATCTTTGATGAAGACGGAGAGGATGTTTCGGTGATTACTATTCCTGGTGCTAAGAAATATAGATATGTTTCGTTTGGGCCGGATGATAAGTTGCCATTTGAGATAATCCGCCTAATCGGTGTGGATGAGGTAATGAGCCAAAACAAGCTTTTCAATGTCCTTACGTGCTATGGTGCTGGTCAGAAGTATATGGATATCGCTACGGAAAAACCGACTCAGGACAAAGAAATTAAGAAGTGGCTATTACATAACAGCATACCTGCTTTCATGCTTGAACAGGCGACTGATGTCAAGTACTTCTTTTATTGCGTTTCCGTAGTTATCCTTTCCAATGATGGTAAGAGAATCACTAAGTTACGACATAAGGAATCTTGTTATTGTCGATTTGAAAAAGCAGATGATAAGGGAAAAATTAATCATGTATTCTATGCGAACTTCCGGAAATCTTCGCTTCGGGAACAGGATGTTGAAGTTATCCGCTTATTGGATGAGAAAGATCCATTAGGTGACTTGGAAGTCTTGATGGGACGCGAACCCGGTGCTGATGGATTGAAAAAAGTGCGGACACATGAACGGAAGTTCGCTATTCTTGTGCGTTTTCCGACTCCCGGTTGCCAGTATTATCCAGTTCCTTACTATACGGCCATTTTCCGAGGCGACTGGTTCGATATAAAGCGTCTGATAGGTAAAGGGAAGAAAGCAAAGCTGAAGAATCATGCGTCAGTCAAATATCAAGTGGAAGTACATAAGGACTTTTGGCAAAATATTCTGGATGAAGAACGAATAACGGACCCGGTTAAACAGATGGAACGTCTCAAGCAGGAGAAAGAGAATATAAAGAAGTTCGTAGCCGGAATCGAGAATTCAGGTAAAGTTTGGATTACGGGTTATTATATTGATCCCAACGGCAAAGAAAACAGGATGGTGCGTGTTACTGTGATCGATACAGGCAAGGAGGGGGGAGACTGGTCGGAAGATATTCAGGAAGCATCTAACATCACTTGCTATGGCGATAATATTCATCCGAACCTCGTTGGTGCTACTCCGGGTAAATCGCAGTCGAATAATTCAGGTTCCGATAAACGGGAACTGTTTACGCTGAAACAATCGCTTGAGATTGCTTTCCATGACCTTATGTACACACCTCACAACGTGGTGATATATTATAATGGTTGGGAAGGTAAAGTCTATCCGGATGTACCAATGATTCTGCTGACGACGCTGGATCAGAATACTGATGCGAAGAAAAAGAGTGCTAACATACCTAATAACGAAACGGATGATAAAGATTGATAAAGACAAATTTGAGAAAATAGTACTGGCCGCAACAAGTTCAACGGCTGAAATTTTTGATATGATGGCTGATCCTATTGCCATTTCTACGGCTAAACTGAAGTCTATTGTTTTCGGAACAGTTGTGGATTTCGACAATCTTCCGGAAGCAATGGTTAAGGATGTGGAACGTTTCATCTGCTTGGACGCATTTTATGAAGCCATGCCGGGACTTGACCTTGTATTGACATCAACAGGTTTCGGTATTGTGAATAATCAAAATTTGTCTCCAGCATCACGGGATCGGGTTGAAACGTTACGCAAGTCTGTACGGCAATGTGCTGATGATGCAATGGATATTATCATATCGGGATTGATAGGTAATAGAGATTGGGCTACTTCTGCTTATGCGAAACTTTTAATCAGTTCTCTTTATTATACTGCCTCTCAGTTGCGGGATTATGCAGGCAAACCGGATGCGCATAGATCAGACCTGATTGCTTTACGACCTGTAATCTCTGAGGCGGAAGAGATCATATACCGGAATATATCTGCTGTGTTGTTTGATCATTTGCTGGAGAAGGTTCGTGCCAAGGATTTATCAGAATATGAAACATTACTTGTATGGATGCTGTGTAAGGCTATCGGGTTCTTTGTTAATCAGCAAGTTCCGGCTTTTAAACGTGAGCTGGACAATGCGGTGAACTTCCTTGAAGGTAATCTTGATAAATTCCCTACTTATCAGGAAAGTGAGGCTTATAAAGTGAAACATTTTGAGCAATACCAAAATGAGAAAGACGACTCCTGCTACTTTTGGGGATAATGTGTTGGATTTCCAACTTCCGGATTGTTGGGAGAAGTTGACTCAGGAACAGTTACGGTATGTCTGCTATGCCATGTCTCGCTTTCCCGGCTTGCAAGCAAAGACCTATATTTTTATCCGTTTATTGGCAATCCGGATTTATCGGAAGGTAGCTGATAGCTGGGTATGTGCGGTTAAGTTGGAGAATGGGAGGAAGGTCCGTTTCTTCTTATGGAATTATCAGATACAATGCTTCCTGAAAGCACTGGACTTTCTTGATGCTCCGGCAACCTCTCCGGTCTGTTTACCTCGAATTGGAGAACTGCGGGCTGTTCATGTATTACTGCGTGGTGTGCCGTTTCACGACTATATTCGTATAGAAAATCATTATCAGGGATATTTGCAGACGAATGATATCCGACAGCTCCGGAGTATGGCTAAAATTCTGTATGTGGATAAGAACGGTAACCATCCGGAAGATGTGCATTTTTCAGAAGGAGAACTATTGTCGGTGTTTCTGTGGTATGCTTCACTGAAGAACCGCTTTGCGGTCAGCTTTCCCCATTTCTTTGGTAAAGCTGGAGAGAATGTGATCGCAGAACCGCCTAACATGGTGGAAGTGATGAACGCTGAAATACGTGCTTTGACTGGTGGAGATATCACAAAAGAGAACCAAGTATTGAGTATGGACTGTTGGCGGGCCTTGACGGAACTGAATGAAAAGGCGCGTGAGACACAAGAATATAATGAAAAGTATGGACACAATTAATTTGTTTGATGCAATCGGGTACTTTAAAGATATGTGCCTGAAGAATAAGTTGGCGAAAGCACATAAATTCTATCCCTGTGTCTGTTCCGGAATAAATTCTCTGGAGGAGGTATTGGAGAATTTTCGCAAGCAGTCTGCTTTCTTTGCGGTTGATGATACGAATGACGGGGTAACAGAGAGACGTTCCGGAGGTTTTTTAAGAAGAGAACTTTCACGGTCTTCTTAATGAAGAAATATACCTTCAATGATATGGCGGATCGCCAAGTATCTTTGGATATCTGTCGTCAGTTGGCACGTCAGGTTCATAGCCGGATGCTACTTGATCGGGAGGACATGGGCAATGAACTTATTTACCTGAATACGGAAAACGTCTATATGCGGGAACTTGGAGAATATTTCATATCCGGTTGTACCGGGCTTTATTTTATGATCGACGTTTCTGAACCAATTGATTTAAGCTATAACGCTGATGAGTGGGAGAAATAACAATCGTCCGTATGCTACATCGGAGGACCGACAAAAATATCATGATGCCTGGGCGAAAATGATGGTCAACATCTGGAAAGAGAAGATAGAGCGGTTGCATGTTATTGATACGTACAAGCTGCATCAGGAGATAACGGATAATGTTACCTCTTCCGGAAATGAACTGAATACTATTCAGCATAAGTTTATGGAGTATGGTATCTATCAGGATTGCGGTACAGGAAATGGATATAAAAAGGGGAATGGCGGGAATCTTGAATTCTTGGATGAACGATATCGTGAAAGTCGATATGAACCACGTAAACCACGGGAATGGTTTTCCCGTGCTTACTTTGCTTCTGTCATGGTATTGAAAGAGCAAATGGCATATATGTACGGAGAAGAGTTCTGCGGGCTGTTGGTTGACAAGATTGAGGAAGCAAACCATAAGAGAAGCACGTCTATGCGTTCAAAATTGTGGGGAAGCCGTAAACATTAGCGTCTTTTTATCACTCAATGGGCTTTTGTTTTTTTGATGAAAAAATAGAAAAATGGCAAATATTAAAGAAGTATTACGGGCGGCAGCTATTCAAATAAGGGATGAACGTAAACTGGAAGCGAATACGGCGGAGCGTGTTGGCTCTTTGCTGTTGGCATTGGTGGAAGCTGATCCAAGCATAGAAGACTTGGAGAAATTGTTTTTGTCGAAGGTGAACGATGATGAAGCTTCAGGCTATATTACTTTTGAAAATGGGTTGACAGCAAACGAACTGATTATTGCACTCAAAGGCTTGCTTATTGGAGATAATGGCAGTGGTATCACTATCCTTGAAAACGGCATGTCTCAAGCCGTGGTCGATTATCTGTATGTCAAAGCTAAAGCAGTGTTTGATGAATTGGAGATTAAAAAAAAGACTTATGTCGGTGGGGAACAAGTGATTTCTTATGCAGGGATGAAGTGCATCAAGGTGGAGGAGTTAGCGGATGCCTATCGTTGTTACTTTAAGGCAGAAGAGGACGGCATCGAGCTAAAGAATCAGTTTACCGTCGGTTCTTTAGCTATTGCACAGGAGTGCAATATCAAGGTTGGTGTATTTCAGCATGTAGGTAACCGTTATTATTGGCGTAAGGTTATAGATGTGGGGAGCGATTACATAGACCTATCCAAGACTATCTGTGATCCGAATGTGGAGAATGATGTTCCTGTATCAGGTGATAATATCGTAGGATTGGGACACAAGACGGATATAACTCGACAAGCAGCCATTATCCTGTCTTCTGTTAATGAGGTATCTCCTTCAATACTTATGTATCAGGGAATAAATGATTTTACACTGTCTGACAAAGAAGTTATAGCTTTTGACTTTGACAAGACTACTGGTAAAGCAAGTATGCGCGTATATGGTGATACATATATAGGTGCTAAAGATAAAACTCAGTTCATAGAATTTAAGGATGGGAAGGTTACTATCAAAGGTACACTGCATATAGAGCCGGGTAGTGATGGATTTGAAAATGTTGACGGAATGGAATTCGGTAAGGTCAACCTTATTCGCAACTCCGGTTTCACTGGTGATTATAACAGTGCCAAGTTAGAAGTTGAAACGGAATTGGAAGCTGAAACGGATTTATATAGCCAAGCACTCAAATTTTGGGCGGCTACAAATGCAATTGTCAATACTGATCCGGTCAGCCAGTCAGGGCGGTCAGTAACTCTGAACACAGGTATATTGGTGCAGGCTCTTTTTTATAAAATGGTAACCAGTGAAAAATATATCATCTCTTTCCGTGCTAAAGGTTCATCTGTATCGGTTTCTTGTGGTGGGCTGGAAAGGACTGAACAATTGACTGCTAACTATCAGCGCTTCATTTACAAATTTGACGCTAATGTCGATACGGAATTTACTGTCTCCGGTACTTGTACGGTTTGTGAGTTGCAATTAGAGTGTGGTACTGTGCCTTCAAAGTGGAGCATGTCTCCTCTTGACAACAATTCTTCTGAAGCTAAGTTCGAGGCCATTCGCTATCTGACTGATGTTATTAAGAACGGCAGTGTTGATATAATCGGTGGTCTCATTATGGCATCCATGTTGAAACTTGGTAATTATGTAAACGGTGAGATGAAGAAAGAAACGGCAGGTATCAGTGGTGTATATAATGATGATGACGATGTTGCCTTTTATGCTGGTGGAAACTATGAACAAGCCATCCGTGCGGTGTTGGAATACTTTGATAACCCGAATAAGGAGGTAGATGAAGCGACGCTGGCGGAGATGGCTAATGCAGTCATTACTCATGGAGGACGTGCGATATTCAATGACGTAATTCTCCGTGGGTATGTTTATGCTCTTGGAGGAGTTTTTAAAGGGAAAGTAGTTCAAGGGGGCGGCCTCAATGTCATGAATGAAGATGGTAGCGTCAATTTTTGTGGTGGTAAAATAAGGTGGGGTATAGATGGAAATCCTGTTTTTGAGGGGAAAGTCACAACATTTTTTTCCGGCAGGCGTATTGAAATTGATCCAGAGACAAATTCTTTTAAGATGTTTAACGAAAACAATGATGCTGTTTGCGAAATGATTTTCCTTGAACAATTGGATATGCCTTATCTGCCACGCCTTAGAATGCGTGATTATAACAAGAATGGCGAATTGATTCGAACGGCCTATTACGGAGCAAGTGGAGCAAACATCGAAGATATTATAGGAGGAACAGGAATAACTCTTACACAGGGTACGTGTCGTATCTATCAACATGATTCGAGCAGAGATTGCCTTTTGCAGCCAAGCAGTTTGTCATTTTATAGGGATGGTAAACTTTATAAAAAATATGAATAACAAGAGTATGGAACTGAACAAAATATTATCAGATGGCCGCTGGGGAGAAATGGCGGCATTGGTCAATGCCAATTTTGAGAAAATTAAGGTTGAATTGATGAAGTTGCGGTATGCTTCAATCCTTACCTTCTGTAAAGGTTACTTTTCTACATCAGAACGCTTTCTCGCTAAATTCCCTACAGGGAAGACGGGAGAGTATGCTTTTGTAGGGACTCCTTGGCCCGGGACTGTGTGGGAGTGGATCGATACTAAATGGGTTGATACAGAAGTAGCTCCGCAACTTGGACAGACTGTTTTTGTGGAATTGCTTAAACAGCACATAGATAATGATACGATTTATTGGGATGAATCTAATCAGGTTATTAAGGCTAAAGGTGGAGTTGGGGACTCTTTTACAATCACTGCAAGCATTAATACTGCTAATATCGGGCAGTGTAGCATAGCTACTACAGGTGATGTTGTAAATCTCATCGAATCTTCTGATAAAAGTAGTTATACCATTACAGTAAAGAGTGGGGGGACTGTAACGGTATCAATTGTAGCTGAAGCCGGATATCAGGTTAGTAAAATTAATATAGATCAGGTTGATAATGGGGCTATTTTCGGATATACATTTAAGGATATATCTGCAAATCATACCATGTATGTGTGGATGGAAGAAGTCGAAACAAATCCGACAGAATTCCTTGTTCGTAGTGATTTGCCTGGCATGTATTATTCATCGACGCAAGCTATTCTGGACGCATTAAAAACAGCATATCCGAATGGCCTAACTCAGAATGTTACGGTTACTTGCATAAAGGAAGCGAGAGAGAAAAGATTGAGTGGTACTTACATTGCCAAGTTAAACGAATGGAATCAGGGAACCACTTATTATTTAACTATTGATGGCATGAATAGACTTATATGGGATGGTAAGTCTTTAGGTGGTGTACAATTAAAGAACAGTGATAATATTCTCTTGAAAAATATATCGTTTGCCAATTGTGCTAATTATGGAGGGGCTTATTCTCCGAATGAATTATATGCGATTGAGTACATTGGCAATTATAAGCGGAATTCTTGTAATCTAATGATTTATCAGTGTAATTTCAATGGAGCGTACATGTCAGATGCAACAAAGAAGGCATGGAGAACTATCGGGAGTAAATACAGTGATAATTTGTCAGTAATAGGATGTAATATTAGTAATGATTACGGCAATACGATGAAGCTCAATTATTGCTCTTATGTTTCGCTCATTAAGAATGAAATTAAGATAGACTATTCTTTAGGTGTCGTTCCACATCCTTCCATTATGACGCTAAAGAATTCGTACGCTTTGATTGCTGAGGATAACAAATTTAAAGGAGATTGTCGGGAAAATTATTTTGAATTGGAAAATGTGGAAAGACTTTACTTCCGTAGAAATGACGTATCGGATGGTGGTGGACGTTTCATAACAATGTCCGCATTAGTTGCTATCAAAGAAGCTGTATTCGAATCCAACCAATTTGTGAACATGCTTAACGCTCCTGCAGGTGCATGGATGAAGGAATTTATTAATCTGGGTACTGCTAACATTGATAAGCTAAGTATCCAGAATAATACTGTGTATATGAATGGAAAATTCTATGAGCAGTATGTGACAAAGGGAGGTACGGTACAGGATGCATACATCTACAATAATATTGCTATCAATGCTACGGGAGTGGCTTCTAACAGTATTAATGGTTTCATTCTTAACAGAGTAAAGAATTTAAAGACAGGAAACAATTTATACGAAGCAATAAGGGCTATGCTCGTATCCCCCAATGAAAGTGAGACACCTGGATTTATCACCCTTGACTATGCAACTGGTAGGGATTTGGTTAAAATTCAATCAGCCGGATATGAGACGAATTCTAACAAAGTTGAAGATGGAGCAAAGTTGCTGGAAATACAAAACGGTGGAGACAGTTACAAGCTGCTTACCGGACTGGAATACTACTCTAATATGTCCTATTGTCCGGATGCGGATATTGAATATAAATCTAAAGCATCTACAGGCAATACACGTGGATGTTATAATATTGTAGGTATCCCAATAGATGAGACTCTGGAAATCACCGGATACACAGGAGAAGATTATAGTGAAATGAAATCATTCTCTAACTCGGTGCAGTATTCGACACTGGCGGATAGTGTTCTCCGGCTGAAGCATAATACACTGGATAGGATGAGATTGGTTGTCTTCTCTGTGATTGGTTCCCAGCATGCTGAATTGATCCTCGGTAAGAGTGGTATCATACACACTTCTCCAGTCCTGGATGCTAACGGTGAATATCAAGAGGATGAGTTGTACACAATCAATATAGACTAAGATGGCAAAAGAGATATATACAGGCAAATTAAAGGTTCAGATAGGCCGGGTGCAGGCATCTGCCACAGTTAATAACTATTTTCCCGTAGTTGGGCAAACTGTAAGGATTGATGCTTCTACCAAATGGGGAAAGACTTCTGAATGGCAAACTCAAAATGGCAGCGGCAATACGGTTACATCAGCCGGGAATTTGAACTTGAATAAGGATAGTAAGGAATTGACTTTATCTGCCGCCGGAGAACTGGTACAGAAATTTATTGCGCGTAACTCTCTAACGGAAACGGTAGTATCTAAGATGGTTTATGCCATGCATCCGCAAACATTGCCGTATTTTGACGTGACCGCTAACGAAATAGTTCGGGTCGGTGATTTAGGTACGGTGACTGTAGCTTTGAAAAACGGCTATACGGGTAGTTGTGAAATAACAGTGAAAGCCTATAAAGAGAATGAAGATGCTGTAAATAGAACATTTAATCAAATTGGTAGACCTACTATTGACTATAAATATGGTTTTAGTAGTTCTTTCTCCGAAGCGTCTGAACGTGGTATTTATGACATAGAAGTGGATGTAAAGGATACATCCAGTGGGGTTACTTTTACTAAAAGAATTAATAAGTTGATAACTGTAATTCCTCAATTATGCCCAAAACCGGATGATGTATCAACCGGATATGAGGTAGTGAGTACCTACAATTCGTTGACTACTTATTCAGACGGTAAAGGACTGACATTTGAATTGCGACTTTGGAGAAATGTAAAAAACAGTGGCTTGAATTATGCGGAAGCTATATTGCCGTCTGGTAATTCGTCCGCATCTTATGACCGCATTAATGTCAGCTTATTGCCGGAGAATACCACTTTGTGCCTGAAGGTTGATCCCAAAGAGACTAATAGATATCCGTTCAGGTTATTAATCAAAGGCGGAATATCTTCCGGTATTTCAGCAGAAAATGGTACTCCGAGTTTTACTTTTGCTGAACCTTTGGTTATAACGCATGATACGGCAGATGTCTTTAACTGGCCATGGATTTCCTATGGAGCGATAAATACGGCTGATAATATGCGGAATATCGTAGTAGACGGGTATGGTTATAACGATACAAGTGTCAAATTCAATACATTTGATGATAGCCTGTATCACAGTTCCGCTTTATTTCTGGTAGGTGGCTTGTCGGATTTTGAAATATATGGGGTTAACATAAGTGGTAGTGGCTTTGCGGGTATTTCCGCAAAAACAGATCCGGATAAAAATCAACCTTGGTATTGGCGTGAGAATGGTTTTGAATGTAAGAACCTGAAAGTTCATCATTGTACGTTTGAAAATACAGAAGGCGAAGGGGTGTATATTGGCTATTATGGTACTGGTGCTATCACTGGCACTAATAATGGGGGTGAAAAGGTAACATTTCATCCTCACATATTACGTGATCTGCGTTTATATCGTTGTAAGTTTCTCAATACGGGGCTTGATCCGGTACAGATAAACAACTCTGTAGGTGTTGAAGTGTGCTATCTGGACATTGAAAAGGCAAGCTACAAGAAAGAGTTAAACCAATCCAGTGTATTCAGTTGTACAATGGACGGAAAGGTTTACAATTGTAAGGTATGGGATAACTACTCCATGATCGGAACAATTTTCCCATTTATGTCTTCATTGGAGTTGTATAACAATATTTTCACCTGTGATAAAGATAGCATGGGCTTCTCGTGGACGAATTGGAGTGAGTCAAATAAGCCGGAAACGAATGATGTACTTGAGTATAAGATATATAATAACATTATTAAGGCAAGAATAATTGCTACAGTTAACGGGAATATCTCTTATTCTAATTTTGTAATGAATGACAATGTGTTTATAACGTCTGCTGGAGACACTACGCTACCCTCTCTTTTTGCAGGTAGTGGGAATGTCTTTCTACAAAATAATGAGGAATATGATGTTCTGGATACTTATTTGAATGTGGCGGACAGTGCTAATTATGATTATCAGCCGAATTATAATTCGTTGTTAGTATCAGCGGGCAACAGTAATCTGACCGAATATGATATGAGGGGATATAAGAGATGGTATAGTAAGATATATCATTGTGGCCCACTTATGGGTATCTATAAAGATGAAAGTCTGCCGGATGCATCTGTACAACTTTTATCAGTCTTACTCAATGGTGGTACTCCATCCACTTTATCCCGTAACATTTCGGTAACGTTGTCTTATCGGGGAGACGTTACTCGTTACAGAATCGGTGAGAATGCAGATTTGTCTTCGGTGTCTTGGAAAGATTTGCAGGGTGAAGGTGGGATATCCTTTGTCTTATCAGAAGGTTATGAAGTGAAAACCGTCTACGCACAGGTTGCTACTGCTACGGAAGAGAGTAACATATCATCCGCCACAATATCATATCAGGAAGAACCTCTTTCCCTTGACAGTATTACGTTATCTGGAGGATATCGCAATACAGCTATAGTGTTGTTTAACTTTTCCGGTTCTTTTGTACCTACCAGATACCGTGTGGGTGAAACAGCAGACCTTTCAGGGGCTAACTGGCTGGATTATTCGGATAACATCAGGTACACTTTTGGCTCTTCCGGTAACAAAACCTTATACGGGCAGCTTCAAGACATGGATGGCAATATAACGGATATTAAGAGTGCAACCATTACTGTTACAGCGGAAGCCCATAAAGCCGTTATCTCATTTGGTTGGACGAAAGCGTTATTAGGTAACCAGAACCAGGTATTTGATGAAGCGAATAAATTAACCCGGCAAGCATATTACGGCAATCCTACGTTCTATTGGAAGGATGGTGCTGTAGCGGGAACTATGGCTAAGAATGATTCGATGTCAAACACTTCTTCATCAATGGTTGAAGGTTCCAAAGGTGCTATTACAGGAGATAATTCCGGTATTTATCCGGATGAGATTTTGGAACGCAATATTATTGTAACGACCAGTTCGACAGCTTTTAGAGACTGTACGGTAAATATAGCACCGGGCAGGTATAATTTGCGGTTCTTCTGTTCGTCCATTACTGCACGTGATCCGGCTGCTTATATGAAGATTCGGCTTGTCATAGATGAAAATACAACAGAAGTATCCATTCCATCAGGTTACACCTCGAAGAATAACTTAACGGATTGGCTGGAGCAAGAGATTACTGTTCCTGTATCTGGTAACTTCCGCTTGTTGTGGGGTATCGAAGATGTTGCAGAATCGGGCTATTTTGCATGCCCTCTGAATATCGTTGAAATCGAAGAAATATAATAATCCCGCCCTACCATCACTGGCCGGGCGGGAATAACGACAAACAATATTGATTATTACAATCAATATGTAGCAAAGGTAGTATTAATAATTAAAAGATGTCAAGAATATGGGATTAAATGAATGGTTAGCTCTGATTGCTGCTTTAGGTGGGTGGGAAGCAGTAAGATGGGGTATTACTTTTTGGACAAGTCGAAAAACGAATGCCCGTAAAGAGGATGCTGCTGCCGATGCTGCGGAAAATGAAAATGAACGGAAACAAATAGCTTGGCTGGAAGATCGTATTGCTCAACGTGATACGAAGATTGATGCTCTTTATATAGAACTTAGGCACGAGCAACAAGCTAAATTGGATGAAATTCATAAAAGACATGGAATTGAATTGCAGTTAAAAGACGCGGAATATAATAGATGTGAAATGCCGGATAATGAATGTCATCGGCGTATTCCACCACGTCGCAGAATAGGTTTTATAAAAGAGGAGGAGAAGAAATGAGTGTACCAAGAGGATTGAGAAATTGTAATCCCGGCAATATCCGTATTACCAAGGATAAATGGCAGGGATTGAGGGAGAAACAGGAAGATAAATCATTCTTTCAGTTTACGGAAATGAAATGGGGCTACCGTGCGTTAATCCGGACGCTCCAAAATTATCGGCATCGACATGGTTGCCAGACGATAGCGGACTTCATTAATCGCTGGGCGCCACCTGTGGAGAACAATACTTCAGGATATATAATTCGAGTATGCAAAGAAATGCAAGTTCCTACCAGTTGTGTACCTGATGTTAATGATAAGTCCACCATGTGCGCTTTCGCAGCTGCGATCTCTTTGGTTGAAAATACCGTTCCCGCTGTGATGGAGGATATATATAAAGGATGGGATTTGCTATGAAAGTGCTACCGTGGATATTAGTATTGGTATTGATTGTAGTTCTACTTTATCGGTGTGGAGTAAACGAAAAGGCTGATCAAATACCATATTATGACACAATCCCTTTCTATGATACTATCCGATATGATACAGTAATACCTCGTGATAGTGTCATTATCCGTTATGAGATTGTGAAATTGCCTGTATTACCAGATACCACTTTAAAGGAATTACCGGACACTACGGGGCAAGATAGTGCAGAGGTTATTATTCCTATTACTCAAAAGTATTATAAGGAAAAGGACTTTGAAGCTTGGGTATCGGGATATTGTCCGGTTTTAGACAGTTTCCATATATTCTCAAAGGGATTTTATTTGAAGGAAAAAGTAAAACGGAAAAGGTGGGGTATTGGACTACAGGTAGGATATGGATATCCTACAGGTTGGTATGTTGGTGCTGGTGTTACTTTTAACTTGTGGCAATGGTAGAAGAGTAGTACCTTTGTTGTTGTAGAAGTGATACTTATCTTTTGATAAGTAGGGCCTCGGCAGAATTGCCGGGGCTTTTTTGTGTCTTTTCTCTTTTATCAATAGCCATCTACTTTTGGAAAAAACAAAGTATATGGCTATTAATGAAAGAGCTACCGTAGAGGTACAGGTAAACGGACAGCAAGCAAAACAGGAACTTCGTGATTTGGAAGGTTATGCCAATTCATTGAAAGGGCGACTGGCAGAAGCATATAAGGCAGGTGACACGAAGCAGATCAAAAAGCTGGAGGCCGAACTGAAGAAAACCAATGCTGAGCTGAAGACAATGCGGACTAATGCAAAGAATATTGATTTTGCAATGCAGAATCTGTCTCTGGCTGGTCCTAAAGAGTTACGTCAACTCTTGAAAGATATCAATGCAAAATTGAACTCCGGACACATAAAACGCGGTTCTGCTGAATGGAAAATGTATCAGGAACGTCTCAAACTGGTTAATGCTGAATTGCGGAAAATTAATGCTGAGGTTCAAGAAACGCAAAGTTGGTTAACCCGGTTTAATAATGGATTTTCCAAATGGGGAGGTTTGCTTGCTTCAGGCGCTGCCGCAATAACAGGAGTTTCTTTTGCTCTTTCTAAATTGAGGAATAATCGGGACGACAAAGAAGATTCTGCGGCAAACTTAAAGGCGCTGACTGGGCTGGATGATAACTCTATCAAATGGCTGACACGTCAGGCTGAGATATTATCTACTGCGATGGACAAGACGGGTTTGCGGGTAACACAATCCAGTAGAGATATTCTTGAAGCTTACATGTTGGTTGGTTCCAATAAACCCGAATTGTTAAATGATAAGGAGGCTCTGAATGCAGTAACCGTTGAAACTATGCGTTTGTCTGCGGCATCAAAAATGGAATTGGCCAAATCAGTAGAAGCAACTACAACTGCCCTTAATCAATATGGTGCTGGCGCTGATCAAGCGGCAAGATATGTTAATGTATTGGCGGCAGGATCTAAGTTTGGAGCGTCCAATGTAGAACAACAAACAGCTGCCATCTTAAAAGCGGGTACTATTGCTGCTTCATCCAATATCTCATTGGAAGAATTGGTTGGTACTATTGAAATGTTAGGTGAAAAAGGTATGAAAAATGAGATTGCTGGGACAGGACTCAAAACTTTTTTTACCCGTCTTTCTACAGGGGCTATTGATACAAATCCAAAGGTTGTCGGTTTGTCTGTAGCTCTTGAAAATTTAAACAAAAAGGTTGAAGAAGCTGAGAGTCAAACGGTCGGTGGTGGAACTACATTACTAAAAAAACTTTTTGGTGATGAAGGAATGGTAACTGCTATGATTTTGACTCAAAATACAGAGAAAGTAAGAGAATATACGCAGGCTGTTACTGGCACAAGTGTTGCAATGGAGCAGGCTGCCATAAATTCTGATACTGCAAAAGCAAAAAGAGCGCAATACATTAATCAAATTAAAGAAGCTGGTATCATACTGATGGAAAAGCTTAATCCATCGTTGTCTGCCTTGACTGGATGGACGACAAAATTGATAAAGGCTGCGCCGGAATTAATTGATTGGCTTCAAAAATATGGTAAAGTATTGGCTTATGCCATAATTGTTGTTGCATCTTATACAGCAGCAAATAAGTTACAATGGTTTTGGTTGAATAAGGTGAAAGCTGAAACTGGACAATACATTGTAATTCAAAAGTTGAAAGAGTTTTGGGATAAAGCCATTACTGCATCAACATGGTTGTATATAGCAGCGACATCAGCACTAACAGGTAAGACGAGTCAAGCCAAGTTAGCAATGCAAGCATTTTTCATGATTTTAAAAATGAATCCATTTGGAGCGATTGCTACGTTGATAGTTGGAGTTGCAGGTGCATTATACTTATTTACTCGTAGGGCATCAGAAGCGCAGCGTGCACAGGTACTTCTGAATGAAATCCAAGGTGATGCAGCTGCGAATATTGCAGCAGAAAAAACAGAGGTAAAAGCTTTGTATAAAGTGGCCAAGGATGAAACTAAATCTAAAGAAGAGAGGCTGAGGGCTATAAAACAATTAAATGAGATTTCTCCGGAATATCTGGGAGCACTGAATCTTGAAACAATTGGAACGGATAATGCGAGAGTAGCTGTAGATAATTATGTGAAAAGTTTGTTGACATTGGCTGAAATAGAATCAGCTAAGTCTCGTTTAACAGATACTGATAAACAATTAGATGAATTACGTCGTAAGCAGAATAAATATTTGGAGGAAAGAGATACATTCTGGGGTGCAGTGAAGTCCCTTCCTCGTAATATAGGTAGCATGTTGACTTGGGGAGGGGTTGAAGATGCTGGTGAGAAACTTAATAATGATATTGAAGAATTGGGAAAGCAAAGGGAACAACTTAAATCGTTCTTGGAGGAAAAGATAGAAGCAAAGGTTGAGATTGATACAGCCACTAATAATACTGATGATCAAAATGACGATGATAAGAAGAAATGTCCCAGATGTGGAAATAATCCCTGTACTTGTACGAAGGATGATAATAAGTTTACCAAAGTTGAAGCAGATTATTACAAACGTATCACAGAGATAAAAAATAGATATTTATCAGATTCTCGTATGTCTCAAGAAGATTATCATAAAGAAATGCAGGATGCTGAAATGCAATTGCTTCAGGACAAATTATCTGTTGCCGGGCTTGAACCTTCTGAGCGGCAGAAAATCAATAATCAGCTTCTTGATATGGAGATAAAGATGCGGGATGAGCTTGAGAAAAAAGAGGAGAAGCGCCAACAGGAAACTGAAAAGAAAAGAAAGGAAAATTCAGAACAGGCGTTTTCTGCCCGTGAACGCCAATATCAATTAGAAATAGAAGATGCTACGATGTACCATTATCAGAACAAGACATCTGAAGAGAACTATTATCAGGAGTTAAAACGAATCCAAGATAAATATTACGATGATATATTGAATAGTACAGAATATAGTGAAGAGCAGAAAAACAAGATACGTGATAAAAAGAGACAAGAAGACTTGAATGCTGAAAAGAAAGCTGCTGAACAAAAGAAAAATAAAGAACAGCAAATGTACAATGTCTTGGAGGGATTAGCTACTGATTATGGGAATGCGATTGCTGATGTCTTAACTGATTCAGAAGTTACTTTTAAAGATTTCCTAAAAGAAATGTTGAAAGCATCTTTGGATGCATTAGAGAAATTTATGATCCTAAAAGTTGCTCAAAGAACAATTGCCAATCTTGGTGAATTAGGCTTTTGGGGACTTGTTAAAGCGGCTGGGGAAATAGCTTTGATTACAGCAGCATTTGAAACCGCCAAATCTGCTATTGGCAATTTCTATACTGGTGGTTTCACAAGTCCGGGTGAATGGGATAAACCACAAGGCATTGTGCATAGTAATGAGTTCGTCGCAAATCGCTTTGCCGTTGCGAATCCGGAGATTCTTCCGGTTCTGAAATTGATTGATACTGCACAAAAGAATAATACAGTTGGTAAGCTTACCAGTCAAGATGTATCCAGCGTACTCCGGAATGGCGGACAGAATCAAGCGGCTGTCGTCGAAGTTATTCAAACGACTGATCCGGAGATAAAGCAATTGATTGCTGAATGTACTACTGTAATGCAGACAGTGAAGAAGAGATTTGAAAAACGTATAGTTGCTGAGACCTATTTAACAGGTAAAGGGGGCATCAACCAAGCGCAAAAAGAGTACAATAGATTAAATAACAATAAATCACGCAATAAGCAATGACCGAATTATATATCGACGGACAATTGGCTGTTCTTCCTGAAGGGAGCAGCATTACATTCACTTCCGAGAATCCTTATTTCACTCGCAGTTCTAATTATTCGTTGGATATTGAACTTCCAATGGCAGCTAATTATACTATATTTAAACATATTAATAGACTGGATGTGACGAAGAGAAAGACAATTCTTCCGGCTATGCTCATCGTGGATGCCAAGTGCCTACTTTATGGCAGTGCAGTTTTGTTGTCAGTAGAGGACAGACTGGTTAAAGTGCAGCTTGTATCTGGTAATGCAGAGTTTAATCTTCTGACGAATGATGATATCTATATTGATGAGTTAGAACTGGGAGGTCCTTATATGCCTCCGCAGCCAGGAATCTTTCAATTCTTCTTACCGGAATCAGAAATGAAGGCAGCCTACGGCTCAGTAGATGAAGTGGACGGGGTTTTTCTCCCGGTATTTTATCAAGAAGCAAAAGAGGAGAATTTGGTCAATAGAGTTACGTATGAAGAGGGCACAACCAATTTTAATCCCGGTTCTAACATGTTTGTAGGAAGCTTCCAGCCCTACCTGCTTACGGTCATCAAAAAGCTGGTTGAATATTTCGGATACACCTTTGATACCACTTTCTTTGATAACAGTTTCTTGCGGAATATCTATATATGCAGTGCGGTAAACTCATTCCGCGTTGAAACAGCATTGCCACACTGGACGGTTTCTGAATTCTTTGACGAATTGGAGAAATTTTTAGGTATCATTACTGTTGTAGACGAATATGCCAAAGTGGTACGCTTTGTCGAATTGAATAATTACTTTTCCAATCCCGATAAGGAAATCATCAACCACGCTGCATTGTTGCGCGAATATGCCGTCGAGATAGACGAGGAGAAGAGCGATAAGGATGTAACCTCCGGCAATGTCGGTTATGATCTTCCTTCAACCTCCGATGACGGCTACTTACGACTGGATCGGTATCTGCTGGAGGCTGCTAAAAAAGTAGAATATGCCAACTACCAAGATATGAAAAACGCCTACGACAGTATGGATAAGGAAGAACGGAAAAGAGTGATATTTGTCGTAGGTAAACGTTACTACATCAACTACAATGAGAATGAGACAGACACGCTGCGTGAAGTCAATCTCTATGCCGACCTCATTCGTGATCCGGAGTCTTACGATACGGATGCCGAACTAAAGATAGTTCCTGTCAAGATTGTACAATATGATCGTGGTACATGGAAACGACTGGAGCATAATTTTGATGTGGTGAGAACAGATACCAGCTTAGTTTTGAATATTCCCTTAATCAGCTATTACCGCAAAAATTATAATCCGGATTGGGTAATCAGTCCTCAGGGAGAAGCATTTAATATCCAAGAAGCCATTAGCGGCGATGTTGAGTTACCGGATAAGCAACAAAAGAATGACTGTATGGAGATAGCTTTCAATACCGGAAAGTTCAACCGGCAGAACGTGACCTCTAACGGACAAACCAAGTCTTACAGTCATGCTTATCCCTTTACTGATTATCAGCAGAAGACTGCCGCACAACTTACGGACTTCCTGCCTTATTCCCTTAGTTTAAACGACCTCTGCCCAGACAGCATTGGTCATCGACTCTCTATCCTGAAGATATTCCATTCCAATATTCCCTATACCATCAACTTTCAAGCTAACCGTTTGCCAGATGTGAATAAGGTATTTCTTATAGGTAATAAACGGTATCTATGCGAGAAGATTGAGGTGGAAATAGATGTGAATGGACTGAATAAGGTATTGAAGGGGACTTTTTATAGGGTAGAATAAAGATTAAGATATAACATTTTCTACAACTGTTGTGAAGTGTTGTACCTCTGGGCTTATAGATTCCCTTCAAAATGTTTTGTTTCCTCGTGTACAGTCATATGTTCTCCTTTCAGATATTTATTAGTAGTTGATACATCTGCATGCCGTGCCTGATCACGTGCAATGACAATGCCTTCGGCATTTGCAAGATCGCGAATACCGGAGTCTTTCAATGAGTAGAATTGATAAGTTGAGGGAAACTTCAGTTCTGCACGTACTTTATTGAAATAGCTTCGATAAATTTTCGTACTGGCTTTTTGGTCGGAGGGTTTGAATTTGGGACCGAAAAGATAGCAGTCGTCATGATAGTTGAAGATATTGAGATCGATCATAGACTTTATAAGTTCGTCATTCAAACCTACCATGCCATCTTTGCGGTTCTTGGAAATTGCAGAATTAACAAATACCTTTTGTTCCTTCAGAGATATGTCTTTCAGTTTGATGTTAGTTAGTTCATCTGGCCGGATGAAAGTGTAATATTCAAATTGGCAAAGGAGTAGGAAATAGGGGTTTTGTCCCTTCAGGTATTTATTTAACTTATTCAAATCCTTAGCAGATAGCGCATCACGTTTCTTGCTGTCAGCAGTAAGGGATTTAATTTTTTCTACCGGATTATGGTCAATGTACTGTTTCTCGGTTAACCAAGAACAAAAAGAGGAAAGCCATATTCTGTAGTTATTTCGTGTCCGAGCGGATGCATCCCGGTCAATGAGGATATAATCTAAGAAATCACTAACGAAGGTCTGATCGAATTGGTAGATATAAATGATTGTTGGGATTCTCTTTTCATTGTATTCGGCAAGTATTTTAGTTCTCTTTTTGTAGTCCAGGAGAGTGTTTTCTTTAATGGCTTTAGTTGAACAGAGCTTTTCCAAATATTTATAATACAATTTGATAATATCTATAAAAGGTGTGTATTGGCGTGAGTTGCTGGTATCCGCCCACGGATTCCATCCGGTTCGAAGACGGTTAGTGAGGTTAGTAATGACTTCGGTTGCTCTCTTTTTGCGCTCGGAAACTTTGTCGATTCCATCCAACATATACTTTTTTCTCTTCATACTTTGCTCCAGCGGATCGTATGCTTTAAAGTCAATATACCAATTCTTGCCTGTGTGTAGTTTGGGAAGGGTGTAAGTGATGATATCACTAATAGAAGCGCCTTTTCTTTTGGTTGTTGAAGACAT